CGTTGCTGCGACTGGTATAGTTTTAATTGGTAGGCAAGCGGTAAATACATCAGCAAATTTTGAAAAGCTTCAAGTAAGACTAGGATTGCTTACAAAAGAAAGTGGTAGTTTTCGTGATTCATTGAAGATTGCCACAGATGCACAGAAAGCCTTTGGAATAAGTGCAACTGAAGCACTTGAGGGTGTTACAAATATTACAGCAAGATTAGCTCCATTAGGGTCAAGTGTTGAAGAAATAAGAACTGTATTTTTTGGATTCAATACCGCTGCAAAATTAGCTGGTGCTTCAGCGATTGAATCATCAAACGCATTTAGACAGTTAGCTCAGGCTCTTGGCTCAGGGAGGTTAGCTGGTGATGAATTTAGAAGTGTATCTGAGCAAGTGCCAACAATTCTTGCTCCTATAGCTAAAGAACTTGGAGTTACCATTGGAGAACTTAAAAAACTTGCTGCTGAAGGCAAATTGACAAGTGATGTTGTCTTAAGAGCTTTAGGAAAAGTTGGAAATGAAGGTAGTGGCTTTTTAAAAGATTTATTAAAAAATGATCCGACACAAGTATTTAAAAATTTTAGTAATGCAACAGAGGATCTTTCAAGAGCTTTTGGAGATCAATTAAGACCAGTAGTTGAAGAAGTTACTAAGTTATTAACTGAATTAATTACTCAAGTTACTAGATTTGTTAATTCTCCAATAGGTAAAGCGGCATTTATTTTGACATCAATAGCACTTGCTGGAAAAGGTGTTGCAGCTATTTTACCTGCTGTAGCTTTAGGATTGCAGAAAGTAGCTTTTGCTGGTGGTTTAGCCACTGTTGCCTTGAACGCTTTACCTTTCGTTGCTATTGCCTCTGCCATAGGATTTGTCACTACGGCTATTATTGCTTTTATTGATAAACAAAAAGAAAAAACAAGACTAATTACAGAAGGTGGTAAAGCAGAGTTAAAGGCTGCGATTGAATCTTTGAAAGCAGAAAGAGCAAAAGTAGCTTCACAAAGAAGAGGAACAGGAATACAACAAGAAAGATTAGACAAGCTAGATGAAGAGATAGAGAAACTTAGAGAACGATTAAGACTTCTTAATAGATCAAATGCTGAACAAGAGGAGGCGGAAGATAAAATAAAAAAACAAGAAGAAGCTGCTGAGAAACTAAAAGAAAAATTTATGGAAATAGGTAAAGCAATAGAAGAAGGACTTGTACAGAATTTAACAGACGCTGTAATGGGAACAAAAACTTTAGCAGAAGCAGCAATTAGTGTATTGAATCAACTTAAAAGAAAGCTTATTGAGGTAGCTATTCAGCAAGCGGTTTCTGGTTTTGGAAACTTTTTAGGTAATGCTTTAGGTAGTATTTTTAGTGGTCGCCCTGCTGGTGCAATGAAAGTATCAGCAGATTCATTGGCACTAGGTAGAGCAGCTTCAGAAGCTACAGGGATTCCTATGAACCTCAGGAAAGGTTCATTTAATATTACAAAAAGAGAAAAAGGTGGCCCTGTAAATGCTGGCGGTAGTTTTTTAGTTGGTGAGAAAGGCCCAGAAATGTTTGTTCCCTCAAGATCAGGTACGATTATTCCAAATAATGCAATGGGCGGTGTGGTTAATAATATTGTTGTTAATGTTGATGCCTCTGGTACTGCTGTTCAAGGTGATGATGCAAACGCTAGTCAGTTTGGAGAACAGCTTGCCGCAGCTATACAAGCTGAGATAATAAATCAAAAACGATCTGGAGGTTTATTAAATTAATGTCTAATCCTTTTGACAGTTTAAAGCCTATTTACAACACTAGGATTGATGCAAGACCAAAAGTAAATATTATAAGTTTTGGGGACGGTTTTGAACAAAGATTAACAGAGGGGCTGAACCAAAATCCTTTATCTGTTAATTTAGTTTTTGAACTTTCTCAAACTGATGCAACGTCAGCAATAGATTTTTTAAATCTTAGAGTTGATGATGGAGCATCTTTTGATTTCACACTGCCAAATGAATCAAGTACAAGAAAATTTGTCTGCACTTCTTTCCCAAGAACAATTCCATTTCTTAACAGAGTTAGATTAAGCTGTGTTTTTAGGGAGGTGTTTGAACCATAATGGCTATACCTTTTGCTGAACTAAATAAAATAAATCCTAGTCATATTATTGAACTATTTGAATTAGAACTTACTGTCGGAAAACATATTGCTACTGGAAACCCGCAGGGTTTACCAACTGTTTATAGATTTCATGCTGGTGCAAACCTAAACTCATTTGGCGAAGTGATTTTTCAATCAAACTCATACCAAAGAGTTGCAGTGCAGACTCAAGGTTTTGAAAAGAAAAGCACAGGAGTTCTGACAAGACCAGTAATTACATTTTCAAATTTAGGCGGGATTGTACAAAACCCAGCAACAAATCTTGTTATTACTATGAGTGATTTCTTGGCCATAGTGAACGAAGTTACGCCTCATAATGATCTAATAGACGCAAAACTTACAAGAAAAATGCCGCTTGCCTCTGCTTTAGATAATGATAATTTTCTTCCGATTAATAATAATCCCCCTGTAAATCCATTTGGCACTCCCAGTGCAGATAGATTGCGTGATGAGATATATGTTATTGATAGAAAAGCTATTGAAAATAGACAGGTTGTTCAGTTTGAACTTACAGCAGCCCATGACTTAGAGAATAGATCAATCCCTCAAAGAACCGTTACAAGAGACTTGTTCCCCGCCGCTGGTACGTTTATTTGATGTCTGAATACGATTGGGCTACTGATGCTTTTAACCATGCCTCAGAGGTGTATCCTGAAGAATGTTGTGGACTTATAATTGATCTTGATGGTGTTCAAACATATTGGAGGTGTAAAAATATATCTGGTGCATATAAAGAAAAATCATTTGTGATAGACCCTATAGATTATGCAAGAGGTGAAGACCAAGGTGAAGTCCTTGGTATCGTACACAGCCACCCTGATGGTGAATTAGCTTTTAGTCATACTGATAGAATGGCTTGTAAGTATTTAGATTTACCTTTTTATCTTGTGGAACCTAAATCAGAGTCTATTATTGTTGTATATCCATCTGAAATAAATGATTAAATTAACTATTTATGGCAGATTAAGAAAATTTATCGGTCAGTCTAGTTTTGAGATCAAAGCTAAAAGTGCAAAAGAAGCTTTTAGTTTTTTAATTCATAATTTCAAAGGTGTTAGAGAACACATCAAAGATCAAGAATATTGTGTTATGGCTGGTGATCTGAGACTTACAGAAGAATTACTTGATATGCAGACTGAAAGTAATATAAAAATTGTACCTGTAGTTCATGGTGAGTTTTTACCATTTCTTCTTGCGGGTGCTGCTTTTGGTGCAGCTGCAATACCAGCAATAGCTGGTGTTACTATTTTAGGAACTACGCTTGGCACAGTTTTAACTACAGTTGGCACGACTTTTTTAATTCAAGGAGTTACTGATTTAATTACACCAGACCCAAAACCTTTTCAAGTTTCAAGGCAAGAAGATCCACAAGACCCTAGTTATACGTTTACAGGTCTTTTGAATAATACAAAACAAGGTGTTCCGATTAACATAATATATGGAGAAACTTTAGTAGGAAGCACAGTTGTAAGTTCTTCAGTTGATACTTTTCAAGTTGTTAATACTGCATAAAAATTATGTTTGGAAATTCCCCTAGAATTATAGTTGATGCTTTAATAGCAGCTGACAAACTAAAGTCTATTGATTTTGGTACTGTTGTTGATGTTCTTGGAGAAGGTCAAATTGAAGGAAGTGCAACAGCAAGTAAGGCACGGCTTACAGATAAAACAAGCACTGCCTATAAAAATGCTTTTCTCAAAGATTTGTTTTTAAATAAAACTGCCGTTTTACAGGCTGACGCTGATAATACAAACCCAGATACATCTGAATTTAATTATCCAAGTGACCAGCTTAGATTTGAGTTTCAAGATGGTACTGCAAACAATACAGTTCTTTTTGCTGCTCAATTACAAAGTTCAAAGGTGGTTACAGGTGATGAGGGTCAAGAATGTAGCTTTCCAGTAGGCGGTTCAGCTACAGCAAGATCAGGGACTATTTCAAGCACAGAAATTGATACAGTTCAAGTCAAAATAAAGTTTGACCAGTTTTTTAAATTAAATACTAAAACAGGGAATAGAGAATCGACCTCTGTTCAAGTCATAATTAAAGTAAATCCTAATAATGGATCTGCTATAACAGTATTTGATGAAACAATAACTGGTAAAAGCTTTAACCCTTATAACAGAGACTATGGAATTGATTTACGAGATTTAACTGGATACAACACTAACACTTCAGGTGCATCTGGTTCATTTTTCCCAATTGTGGTGAGTGCTGAAAGAGGCAATGATGTTGGAGACGAAAATACTTTTAATACAATGCGTTTAGGGGAAATAAGGCAAATTATTAGAGAACCAAATAATTATCCAAATATTGCATATTCAGCATTAAGATTTAGCTCTGAATTATTCCAAAATACGCCAGCAAGATTTTTCAGGGTAAGAGGAAAACTTATTAAAATACCTCATAATGCAACTGTGGATTATAACAATGGCAGATTAACTTATAGCGGAACTTTCAATGGTACTTTTAAAACAGATAAAGCTTGGACAAGTGACCCTGCTTGGGTTTTATATGACCTCTTAACAGACACTACAAGTGGGTGTGCGATTCCTGAATCTGAATTAGATCCATATACTTTTTATGGTGTTAGTACTTATTGTTCTGCTTTGGTAGATGACGGTGATGGTGGACAGGAACCACGTTTTTCAATAAATGTAAATATTAATAATAGGCGTGATGCAATGGCATTGATTAAGGATATTTGTTCTGTGATGAGAGCAATACCTTACTATGAGGAAGGCACGATAAAAATTGCTCAAGACGCACCAAAAGACCATGATAACCCAAGTGCTTTATCTTTCGATTATGTTTTCAACAATGCAAACGTAGTAAATGGAGAATTTGTTTATTCTGGTACATCTTCAAAAACTAGATTTAATGTAATCAATGTTTCTTATTTTGATTTAAGTACTCAAGAAATAGATTATGTGACTGTTAAAGATAGTTCTGCTCAAACAAATTATGGCACACAAACAAAAAATATAAATACATTTGGCACAACTTCAAGAGGCATGGCACAAAGGGTCGGAAAATGGTTTTTACAAACGCAACAAAACCAAACTGAATCAGTTGTTTTTGAAACAAATATTGCTGCTGGGTCTGTTTTAAGAATTGGTCACATTTTAGGTATTGCAGATAGAGTGAAATCTTCAACTAGAAGAGGCGGTTTAGTGAAAGCTGCTACTGTCTCACAAATAACTTTAGATAATTCAGGTGTTACAAATTTGCCCGACATAAGTGACAATCCAGAAATAAGCTGTCTCTTGTCAGATGGCTCAGTAGAAACAAAGTCAATTTCTTCTTATTCTGGTGGTGGATTAGTTAATGTATCTTCAAACTTTACATCTGCCCCAGTAGAAAATAGCCCATATATTCTTGAATCTGGTGATTTAAAAGTTCAAGCATTTAGGGTTACAAATATTAAAGAAAATGCAAAAAAAACATTTACAATTGCTGCTGTTAATTTCAATGAGGGTAAATATGCCGCAGTTGAAGATGGTGAACAACTACCAGCAAAAAATATAAATATTATTACAAGCCTGTTGCCATCACCTCAAATAAAAAGTGGATCAGATGGAACAGAAGCGATACAGGAAATAATAGTAATAAACAATAATAGACCTGTTCCAAAACTTTTTATCGACTGGCAATCTGTAGAAGGTGCATCTGGTTATCAGCTAATTTATACCAAAGATAATGAAAACCCTGTTGTCATCAATACACGAGAATCAGAGGTGGAAATATTACCTTCTGAAGCTGGTTCATATTTTATACAAATTTATACAATAAATTCAAATGGCGAACGAAGTGCAAGCCCTACTGAAGCAACTGTTGATACGATAGGTCTTACTGCCGCACCAGAGAATCCTACAGGTTTACAGATAGAGCCGTTTAATAATTCACAAGTAAGATTGTCATGGACAAAAACAACAAGCCTTGACGTTGAATTTGGCGGAGCTTGTGAAATTAGACATTCTCCAAACTCATCATCTTCAGCTACTTTTGCAAACTCAACACCTTTAAATGAAAATATAAATGGAGCAACAAATGAAGCAATATTACCAGCATTAACAGGGACTTATTCTTTAAAATTTCGTGATTTAGGTGGTAGATTTTCAGCAACTGAAGCAAAGGTCGAACTAGCACTTCCAGAAATGGAAGATCAATTACAACTAAAAAATGCAAGTGGTAATGATTTTAGAGAGCAAACAGCATTTAGCGGCACAAAAACTAATGTCACTGTTAGTTCTGGTGCTTTACAACTCTCTGATCCAGCCTCAAACTTAACTGGCACTTATGAATTTGCATCTGTTTTAGATTTTGGGGCTGTTTTTCAAAATATAAGATTAAAAAGACATATAATTAGTGAAGGGTTTTTAGTATCAGATTTATTTGATTCTATTCCTGATTTAGATGCAAGAGAAAATTTTGACGGTGCTGGTAGTGATCGTTTAAAAAGTAGAGTGCAAGTTTTAACATCACAAGACAACTCAAGTTTTACTGATGAGCAAAATCTAATAAATGGTGCGTTTAGTGCAAGGGCTTTTAAATTTAAAGGCAATCTTATTTCTGTTGATGTTAATGAAAATATAAAATTTACCGAATTAGGTTTTGATGCTTTCTTGCCATCAAGAACAGAAAACAAATACCAATCTAGTGGCAATATTATTTCAACACCTCAACAGTCAACAACAAGTGCAAGTGGCCTTGATGTTGTTTTTGGTAAGCCATTTTTTACAGGAACAAGTGATATAGGTGGATCAACTACTGCTTTTTTACCTTCCATATCTATAGCCCCAGAGGATATGCCAAGCGGTGCTTTTTACGAGTTAAGTGCCATTTCTGGAACAGGGTTTACAATAATATTCAAGAACTCATCAAATACACCTATAGATGTGAAATTTACATTTCAAGCGTTAGGATATGGAAAGGGAGCTTGATTAAATGGCAAGAGTCAATTCAACTGGAAAAGAAAGTTCAAGTAATTTTTCACCTGATAACGGAACTGGATCTGCTGTAAGATCAGCAATAAAAGATATATTTGAATCTCTTAGGACTGTTAATAGTGCAGATGGTGACCCCTCTGGTGCGGCTAACCTTGCAGCTTATCAATTACACATAAATACAACTAATGCAGGTGCAAGCACACCCGAAGCATTATTAAAAATAAAACACCCAACAAATTCAGGTTTTGTTACTTTAGGAAATGTTTTAGAAACAAACTTTGGTTTTTTATCGGCAGCGGGTGGCACAATGACAGGTGCTTTTCTTGCTGATGATGCTGGTACAGCTTCAGCCCCAGCAATTAGTTTTGACCAAGATACAGATTTAGGTTTGTTTAGAAAATCTGCAAATATATTAGGTTTTTCTGCAAACGGAACAGAACAAATGATATTTGACCAAAATGGTTTAACTTTACAGGCACAAAATGATCTTAGGTTTGCTGATTCTGATTCAAGTAATTATGTAGGTTTTCAAGCACCAGCTACAGTTTCTTCTAGTCTTACTTGGACATTACCAGCTACTGACGCTGCTGTTGCTGGTTATGCTCTTGTATCAGATGCCTCTGGTACTTTGTCATGGGCTGCTGCTGGGGGTGGGGCAGTGGGTAATGGTACAAATGAAATTTTCTGGGAAAACGACCAAACAGTAACTGGTGATTATGCAATAACTAATAATAAAAACGCTGGGAGTTTTGGTCCAATTACTATACAATCAGGAGTAACAGTTACAGTTGGTTCTGGTGAGACATGGACTGTAGTATAAAAGTGTATATAATAAAACCATGAGCCAATTAAAAGTCAACAGCATAATACCAGTTGGAGGTGTCCCGACGAATGGTGGTGGTGGAATTATTCAAGTAATTCAAACAATAAAAACAAATGAATTTTCTACAACTAATGATGACGCATTCAATGACATAACAGGAATAACTGCAACAATTACACCTACATCTACTTCAAGTAAGGTTCTTGTTACAGCTTGTCTTGCATTCAATACTACAAGCAATTCAAATGTAATTTTTAAATTATTAAGAGGATCAACTTCTATTGGTGATAGCACTGTTACAACAAATAGTCCATTAGCTTTAGGTATTTCGGGAGGTAAATATGATGATGGTAGGGGTAATCCTTCAACTTTTCAGTTTTTAGATAGTCCTTCAACAACTTCAGCAACAACTTATAAAGTTCAAGAGTTTCATAATGCTGGAACTTTTAGTTTAAATTTTATTGATAGTGGTTCTTCACAATTTTCAAGTTCAAGCACCATAACATTAATGGAGGTGTCAGCATGATTACTTCCATGTATAATCCAATTAAAAACTGATTATGGCCTTAGATCACGAAGCAATCTACAAAGCATACACTGGAACAGTAGTTACTATTGATGACTCTGCTGGTGCGTTTGATAAAGATGGCAAGTCTGTTAGTTTAGATCAATCTCTTATAGATGCTGCAAGAGCAACATTAGATGCTGAGGCTGCTGCTGTTAAGTACAAAACCGATAGAACTACTAATGGTTCTACTGTTTACGCTTCTTTTGGAGATCAACTTGATATGTTGTACAAGGATATAGTTGCAGGTAAACTAGACACAACTGGATCGTGGGCGACCCA